TACCCCAGTACTCCCAGTAAGCAGAGTGTTTGGTGTTGCTATACCACTTCTTTGTTTTGCTGACTTTATTGCATTAGCAGTGTCTTTGTTAGCATCCTTTCTAGCTGCTTCCACTTTTGATACAGGCATTGCTGGCATGGCAGGAGGCTTTGGCGGCCCTTGAATTGCCTTTACCACACTCAATCCTGTTCCAACTACTGCCATTGCTGCCATTACTCCGACTCCTGTCATTTAAGATGCCTCCTCGCATAGCCAATAGGCTTTTAATAAATTTACATTCTGTTCTGTTATCTGGTCTACTATTTCATCAAGCCACATTGGGTCAGCAGACCTTGGATACGGACCCCAATTCTCGACCACAACTCCAGCTGATTCTATTCCATCTAAGTTTACTTTACCGATAGCCCCAGTTATAGGACCAAACATAACCATGCGCCTTGCCTTTATGTTCTGAAGAGCTTCAACTCTCCATTTATATCTTGACTCCTCCACAGCTGCTCCTGCTATAACATTCTTAGGCCATTCAATCAAACCTCTAGTAGATAATGACTCCATACGTTCAACCCGTTTGGTCATTACTTCGAACTGATGCCAATCTGCTTGCTTCATCACTTCAAAAACTTCCTGGATGAACTCAACCCTAATCGCTTCGTGGAACAAATCACTCCCTGCTGCAACTAATAGGCTTGTTGGGAGCGTTATTCCCAGTGGTACACCAACCTGGTCCCTACGAACAACTGGATGGTAGTCGATATTAGCTTGCTGTGCTTCCCAAAAAGTTGGGCAGTTGTCGCATCCAGGGCTTAGTCGCTCACAACCATCAATAATATTCCAAGGACGAGCATTCATAGGGTCCATGCTTTATAAACCTGTGGTTTCATAGAAAGAACTAAACCATCTTTACCAGGGGAAAGGACAGCTCCTTTAGTAAAGGACTCTATCCCAACAGACACCCCATTTGACAAACATCCTGCTATCGGGTCTAAAGGGTTTGCTTTCATAAGCACTACATCCCCAGGACTTAATAAACTATGATCTGTTTCAGTCATCCCATATTTAGTTGTTAACTCATCCATAGTCTCAGTGACTGATCCATTAGCAAACTGTTTAAGTAGTCTAAATGCCCCTGTTCTATCACGATACTTATCACGAAACCACTCACCTATGTCAACTCTAGTGATTGACTCAATGGAATCTGCCATAAATAAACAACAATCGTTCTCCCCCCACTTAAATGGGGTTTTAAGTCGCTCCTTAAAGAACTCAACTAGCTTATCTTCCCACTGCTCAACGCGTTTCATTAGCCCCCTAACATTGACTTTCCAGTTGACAAGCCTTGATCCCCAACACCCTGAGCCCCTGTAAGGAGAGTACCACCAAACCCACTAGCCACATTTGCTCCAGCTGTAGTCTTTGTTTGTTTCCTTTTAACTGAAGTCGCAGCGGTTTTCTGTACTGCCTTGATAGGTGCTGGGACTATTGGTGCAGCAACTGGAGCCCTTCCACCACCGCCACCGCACATTAGAACTGATAGTAATTCGAACATCGTTGCGAGCCTCCTTGCTCTAGGTTAATGGGCATCATGCCCCTAGTAATGTTTTCTTCCCTGAATTACCACGGACCAAAAGATCCCCTCTCTTGTCTTTCCCCTGCGTGGATGATCCAGATGTTTGACGTTTACCCTTAGATTTTCCTTTACCTCTAACTTGGCCTGATGGCTTTTTTACTCCGCCAACTCCTACTCCAGGAGATGGAGATTTCCCTGGCTGTATTACTCTGTTACCATAACCATCTAAAGCTCCTCGCTCTTTAGCCTGAGCTATTCTTCCTATCGCATCCATAGGCATGAAAAACATCTGTCTATCTCCTGCCTGATGTTTGCCAAATTGTTTCATATCGTTTGTTACAGGCATTCCATCTATTTTAAAGTTATCAATTTGGTCCAGGTAATGAGTTGTCCCTTCATACCCTGGCCCATAAGGAGCAATTCCGCCACCACACATTATCGTTTACCTGCAAAAGGGTTATACTCTCTACGTTTTTTTGCCATGTCACTCCTTTTTCCGTTCATTCCTTTAGGGGCTACTGGATAAGCAAAAGTGAGTGCTAAGGCATCAGCCAAATCAGGAGAAGCCAACCCACGTTTTTTCATATCCTCTTTCTTCTCTAATTGTATCTTATTTGTTGGAGTAAATCCATATTCAACACCAATCATGTCATCTACTAGCTCACGATCTGTAGGTATTGCTCCGTTCTCTAACCAATCTCGCATCTTCCCCCACATCTCAGCGCGTTTATTGTTGTATCTTACATCTTCAGCTTTGCTCCCAAAGTTGACCTCAATACAATCAACATGGAGTTGTCGTAATCGATCAACAACACCACCACCAACGCCTCCACCATCTACGAAGACAGCATCAGCCTGGTGAACTCTAACTGCTTCAGCCACTCTTGAAGCGAGTTGCATTGTATCCAAACCTCTATACTTGACCCACTCTATTGTCCTGGAGTCGCGTCCCCGTCTATAACAAATAACTGATTGGTCATCCCCAAAGCGAGCCACGTCACAGCCGATAATCAAGGGCTCCTCTATGTAACAGGCAGCCTCTCGTTCTTGAGAAGCCTCAACTAAAGCACTTGATATGAATTGCATGGATGAAGCAGACGGGAATAAACCCCGTATCCTGACTTTAACGAAGTCGCTCTCTTCCCCAAAATCCTCAATCCACTGGTTAAGCTTTCTCTTGTCAGTCATCTTACAGGTACGACTATCTATCTGCTTAGTTTTCCAGCGATGCTTAAACTTCGCAAATGACTCTCTAAATCGTCCCGTGTTTCTTGTAGGGTTGCCAAAGGTGAACCACATAGCATTAGGAGTCGTCATTGCCCCCTCAGACACTTCATATATGGAATCTGGTATAGAACTAGCCTCATCGTATATAACTAGAACCTCGCCATGCTGACCAGCAAATGCTTCAGAGTTTCTTTCGCTCCAGGGGATAGCTGATACATACCAAGTTTCAGGTGATGATACATGATAGAACTTAGTTGCAGTCCACTCAAACCAAGGTTTAACTATCGATCTTGAATGCCAGAGTGCCAGCTCTCTCCAGGTCTTAGTCTCTAATTGCTGTTTTGTATTAGCTGTGACGACCCCGTTAAGGTTCTTACGGGTACACATTTGGTGCAGAACAAGCCATGAGGTCAATGCGCCCTTACCTATACCGTGGCCCGAAGCACAGGCATGTTGATAGCTCCTTCCTTCACCTTCACGAATATGTTTACCAACATCATCTAATAGTTCTGCTTGCCACTTATCAGGTCCAGTATGTCCTTCAAGATCCCCTTCTCCCCAAGAGAAAATGTACTGAACAAATCCTAATGGATCATCATGGAATGAAGCAATATCTTCGACCAGGTGATCCTCTGCTGTTTTGTTTTTAGTGTCTACCATTATATATAAAGATAAAGTATTTGTATTGGTATAGGTATAGGTATAGAACCGTTGGACAACCGTTGGACAACCGTTGGACAACGGTTAGAAAAGTCTTTGTTAATAAAGGACTTAATATTTGAGATATTGTAACCCATTATTTCTCTCCTTCGAAGTGAACACAACCAAAATGAGGACCTGTATAAATACCTGGGCTCAATTCTCCCTCTAATAATGTCCCGACACCAGACTCCCAATCATGGATACCTTTTAAACAAGTACCCATTTTACGGACAACCAAACCACTACGCTTTAACATTCCTGACACTGGCATCCAATACTTGCAATTCTCACACACCAGGTCTTTATCCCCATCCATGAAAGTCCCAACATCAACCACAGCTAGTCCTCTATCTCTTTTCTGCCAGCCCGTCTCCGAGCAGAGTTAACATCAAGGATATTAACATGCATACTAGCTATGTTATTAGTTATAGTTTCTGGTGAAATTAGCTTATGCCTGTCATATTCCATCTTTAAAGCTTGTAGCTTAGGGTGCATCTTTACCTTGGTCGCCATACCCCCACCATTTGGGAGTTGATACACTGTTACTTCCTGGGCTGCTTTCCAAAACTCCGCAGGAACTTCATCAGGAGCTTTAAAAGAAAATTCACGAGTACTAGAGTCATATTCCATTCCATCCATGATGTTAGACGTAGCAAGTGCTTTGACTTCTAACATGGCTCTTTCTGCACTCATTTCTGTTTTTTCAACAATCTTCAACATCTTTTTGCTAATCATTGCCTTAACATCAACATGCTTCAACAACCTGCTTCCTTGACTATGGGCTGTCTTTTTACTGTAACCTGCTCTAATCGCTGCCTGGGTACAGTTACTATCAACCAAATACTCATGTGCAAAAAGCTTCTGCTTGCTTGTTAAGGTTTGCTTCTTCATGTCTTTGTTGCCCTTTCTTCAATCAATTTAACCATGAACTCAATATCCCCAGGTGTTACTGATTTTTTCTTCGACCAAAATCGAATATAAATCTCCTTGTATTCTTTAAAATCTACTGGCTTTTCTTTATTCTTTAACATCGCTGCCCTCACAATTTTTACGAACCTTACCTCTGGGCTCTTTTTCTTTCTTTTCTTTTTTTTGCCTGGGAACACTGGAACAACTCTTGCGTTTCTCCATATGCCTTGCTCTCCACTTCTCCCATTTTTCACATTTTTAAACTTGGATAATTTACAAAATTAGGGAAATAACAATTCCCCTCACGATCATAGTTATAAGTTCCACCAGGCAAAACCCCTTCCGATATAATTGCACTATAAAATCTCATTGTGTGTAACACATAAATAGTC